GTACTCCTCCGCCCCGGTTCCTTTTCTTTCTTTTTGCCATGCTGTATCACACCTCCTAGTAGGCACCTTTACCCATCCGGAAACGTCTCCGGAGGACTGTCTTGTAATTTGCTTTTGATGCTACCGCCTTGACTGTCTGTGCAAGCTGCACCGCCATCTGAAGACCATCAGGAGCATCATCATTCTTTCCCATAGGGAACTCCTGAAGCTGTTTCAGGAGCGTCTTGTGCTCCCGGTTGAATTTCAGGTACTTGTTCTTGATGACAGGCTGCAATGACTCAATACGGAGTACCTTGTTGACCGTTGACTGTATCTCCTCTATCGGGATATACTCTCCTTCCTCGGCTGACTTTGCAGCCATGACCTCCTTGAAAAAGTATTGGAACTGGACAACTTCCACACCAAACTTGTAGAAGCCCTTCTTGCAGTCCCTCTTCAGTCTCCGGTTCATCTCAAACACATCCTCAATGATGACATCCGGCTTCCTTTTCTCTACGGAGGCATCCACCACATACATGTACCCGGTCTTGGTAGACAGGGCAAGGTTGATGATGGAGCTTGTATCTGACTTCTTATTCTTTCCAAGTGACGGGTCATTTGCACCTACAAAGACGAACTCCGGACTTGAGAAGTCCATGAGCTCCGGTTCGTAATAATCGAACCATTCAGGATTGAATGTTGCACTCTCCGGGTCAATCGGGTCATTCTGAAGCTCTGAATTGAAGGATGCTGTACCTTCGGATACCTTAATCTCCATCAGGTCATAGTAGGACAGCTTCTCTTCCCAAAGGACTTCAGCTCCAAGGAGCATCTCTTCCTCATGGGCTTCATAGAAAGTCCTTGCATCCTCCTCATGGTTCTCATTGAAGAGGTTGGTGTAGATGCTTTCCCACTCATCCCACAGCTTTGTATTGACTGCCTCTGATATGACAGCCCTGTACTTCTTGGTCTTATATCTTGGGTTCTGAAGCACATTGTTGAGCAGGGAGTCATAGTGGAGTATGGTACCTATATACATGATGTCTGTGTAGGTATCCCCTGCCTTTGATACTGCTTTGTCAAACCAATTCTTCAGCTTACGCCTCTGCTCCGGTGTGTTGACATTCTCATCATTCTCAATATCATCCAGTACAATGAGGTCAGGTCTCCAGTTCCGGTGTCTTCTACCTCTGACTTTCTTCCCGGAGCCTATTGCCTCCGCCTTGATGTCTGTCTTGGTCAGTATCACTCCGGTTCTCCACGCCTTGTCCCCCTTCAGAGAGCCAAAGTCCATGATGATATTTGCATTGTCCTCAAGTTCTGTCTTGATGTCATCAAGAAAGCCTTCCGCCTGTTCTGAAGAGTCAGACAGGATGAGGATGTAATGCTTGTATGCGTACAGGATGGCATGGAGACTGTCTTTGAATGTGAAGTTGGTTGATTTTGCATGACCACGGGGAGCTGCCACTACCTGACGGGAGCCCTTCAGTCTTGATATGACCTTTGCTTCCTTCAGAGGGTTTCTTCCTTTCATTACTCCCCGGCTCCATATCTCATCAAGCTCCTCATGGAAGTGTGGTGACTTCCGGATGAAGTAGTGTGGAAGATACGCCCTTCCAAAGTAGGACATGTCAAAGGCAGCAAGTTCTTTTCTAAGTCCATGCTCTCCCATGAGTTCCTCCCCGGACAGATACCTCTCATTCAGTTTTCTTCTTTCCTCCTGATGGTCTGACCCACGGAGTACATATTCCTCAAAGAGCTTGGTCTGATACTCCTCATTGTTCTTGATTTCTATATCTTCCTCTTCCTCAAGCTCCCTCATCCAGTTGTCAATATCAATCATCTTCCATCATCCGCTCCTTTGCTTTTGCCAGTATCTCCTTGAGCTGTGCTGCTGACTTCTCATCCTGCTTGATGACCTTCAGCATCTCGGACTCCATTTCACGGAAAGCAATGTCAGCCTTCCTTCTCATGTCCTGCTTCACCCTGTCCTTATATACCTTTGTCCGGGACAGTGAAGCAATGAGCCTTCCTGCCTTATCAAGTGGCATCTCATTGAACTCTTCCTCTGCGGTTGCCACCTTGTTCAGGAGCCCGTTCATGGTCAGGAGTATGGCAGCTTCCGTGTAGTCCGCTTCCGGGTTCTCCTTCACCACCTGTATCAGCCTGTCAGTCTGTGCCTGTGCTTCAAGAAGCCTCTGCATGGCGTTATTTGTCCGGGTGGCATATCTGCCTACACTGGACTTTGATATGTCATAGCCCTCTTCCTTCAGGAATTGGCTAATGTATTCATAGGTATTAGATGTGTCAGCAAGCATCACATCCACTTTCCTCCGCAAGTCTTCAGGGAGCTCATCAATCTTGGAGGATATTCTCTGTTTGCTTCTCTTGTCACCCATCAAATATCAACCCCATTGTCTTCAATCGTACCTTCCGCAAGGTCAACGCCTTCCTTTGTGAGCTTGATGACCGCATCATTGGCATAGGCATTGTAGGCTGTGACCTTTTCCTCGGTAAATTCGATATATCCGGCTCCCTGAAGATAATCAAGATACTTGCTGATGTCCGGGGATATAATGAGCCCGGCTGCGATCATGGCGTTGGATAACTGCCTTGTGAGGGCTGTGTTGTTGTACCCCTTCACCAAACACCGGATAATATACCCCCTGATTGCCTTGTTCTGCCTGATTTCTGCTTTTTCTAAATCATTCACGTTGTTCACCTCACTCTTTTCTGCCACTGTTCTGCATCAGTATTTTGTCAATCTTGTTGTCAATGCTCCTGATGCTGTTTTCCACTCCGTTCATGGAGCGGAAGAAGTCTTCCCGGAGCACAAACGTGGTAGCAAAATCACCTTTTATGTCATTGAGTTCCTGTTTGATGTTTGCTATATCCCGGTCTGTCTCCTCCTCCAATTTGTCAATCCTCTTATTCACTTTCTCGTCATTCTCTCTAATTTGTTTCTTTATCTCTTCCGTGCTGCTCTTGAGGTTATTGAACCACCCCTTGATGAAAAAGGTTATCACTCCCAAGCCAAGAGTGATGACCCCTGCCATCACATCAGAGAACGTGATAACATAATCCATAGGCTCCTACTTCCGGATGAGCTTCTCTGCAAGCTCCGTGACTCTTTCCCATCCGTCCATTGATACCAACGCCACAATAAAAGCTGCTATGAATGAGGCAAACACCATGAACCACTCAATAGCCACTCCGTAATATGCCGCCAGTCCCAACATGCAGACAGGACAGAGGATGAGGGACAGGAGGATGACCGTCAGGGCTGTAGGCACCTTGCTGTCAAACCATGTCCACTTTTTGAGAGCCTCCGTGATGACCGACACGATAAATGCCATGACACCAATGAAGACCATAATCTGTGATACATCCGCTGTGAAATTTGTCATGAAAACCACTCCTTTTCTGTCATTTTTCTTGAGAATAACGCAAAACAATAAGAGCATGTACTAAGTACATGCTCTATAATAAACTCTTATTCAAAAACACTTTAGGGGAAACATTTCCGGAGATTTTAGACCTTTTTATCCGTTCCCGGTATATCAAAAATAGTCATCTGTCCTATCATTGGCTCATCCTTTAGGATGTTCCCTATCTGTTTTGTTGTCAGATTATACTTCTCTGCAAGCTCCTTGGAATTGTATCCGTTCCACTCCTTCTTGATACGCCTGTTCCTTGCCGGGGCTATGATGTTCTCTGTCTTTGGAAAATACAGCTCATCCCCTTTGGCGTACTCACTAAGCTCAATGAACTTCTCAATCCCTATGATTTCCACCACAGGGCGGTAGCTCTCTGAAATATCATCCAACGTGGTCTCATCAATGAGGGCTCTTGTAAGTTCATCCGGTACCATCTCAACCTCTCTTTCCCACTACTATGAGGCTTTCTTGGTATAATTGAGGCTTATCCATCCGGCTCCGGACTTCAGCTTGCCCCATCCATTCTTTTCCTCCACAATAGTGTACTTCTTTTTCTGTCCTGCTTTCTCCCTGATTGCTCCTACTACGGAATGTCCCGTTCCTGCCCCGGAGCGGATGTTCAGCACATCACAGGTAGTAATGACAAGATACGGGGAGAAAGCTGCCGGAGCTCCGGAAGAAGATACCTTCTTTGTATAGGAGAGACTTATCCATCCGGCTCCGGACTTCAATCTGCCCCATCCGTTCTTTTCCTCCACAATGGTGTACTGTTTCTTCTTCCCTGCCTTCTCTCTGATCGCCCCTACTACCGGGTGTCCGGTTCCGGCTCCGGAGCGGATATTCAGCACATCACAGGTAGTAGTGACAAGATAGGAGCCGTTGGATGCTTCTCCTTTGGAGCTGTTTCCTCCTGTCTGACTACCGCTTGCCCCTTTGATAGCAGCCAGTATCTTCAGTATCTTTTCGCCATATCCTGCTCCGGAAGCCCATCCTTTCCCTTTCGGGTTCTCCTGTATTCCAAGATATTCTACATAAGGAGCACAGCCACGGGAAACATACTCAAAGCGTGGGTCTACACATTCCTGCTTCAGCTTGGCGGTATTGGCATATGCTTTGAGGTGCTGTATCTGTGCCCTGATGCCAAGCTGGGGAGTCTTGAAGCTGTTCCCTTCCATGCCGTTCTGTGTCACTCCCATTCCACAGAAGTTATTCTGTGAGAGCTTCACTGCACTTCCGGAAAATGTGAAGTTGCCTGTCTCAAGACAGCTCTGTGCAAAAGCAATGTCCCCACGAATGTTCTCCGCCTCTCCTTCAGACAGATACAGGGGTATCATGTCAAGTACGCTCTGTGCAACGCTGCCATTCTTTGCCTTGATGTATGCTGCCATCTGCTTGGCTGTAGCTTCCGCCTTCCCTGTTATCTTGGTCATGCTGTCCTTGTCTTCCGTTCCGCTCTCTGCAATGGCTTTCTTGAAGGCATCCCATGTGTGCTTAGTGGTATTGTACACATACGGGTTAGGACATATCTTCCCGGTCACATCATAGTGACGGATGACATGGGAAGCAGGTACCCCGTACTTCTGCATCAGGTACTTAGTCAGCTCAATGGCTGCTTTGACCGTTGCATCCTCAAAATACCAATCCTTGCTTGTATCCGCCTGACTTCCTTTATTTCTGACACACAGCTCAATGCCGATAGAGTTCGCATTTCTGCACTCCGCATGTTTATAGCTGCTTGCCCCACAATGCCATGCAATGTCTTCGTCCGGAACGCTCTGCCATATTTCTCCGTCAAAGCCTACAAAATAGTGGGCGGATGCTCCTATGTATTTACTTGCATAATACTGACAATTTGCTTTGGCTCCTCCAAGAGCTCCTACATAGTGGATGACAATATACTTGATACGCCCCACGCTGTCCTTGTTGGTGAAGTTATAAGGTGTCAGAAGCTTCTCAATCTTCGGTGCTGCCATATCATACACACTCCTCTCCGAAAAATCCCATGCTATTCGGGTCTAAGCTGTTGCGGAACTCCTTGAGTTCCTCTTCCGTCATGTTGCTCACTTTCTCCTGAAGCTCTGTTCTCTGCTCCGGAGTCATCTCCTTAGTGTGCTCACTAAAGATGTCTTTGCTCTGTTCTGCCATGATTATTCCTCCTTTTCTGTATCATAGTCTAAGGTGATGGAAGTCTTGGTCTCCACCAAGATGCTCTTCCTGATGCTCTCAATGGTGCTGTCAAGCATCTCCTCCGGCAAAAATGCCCGGATGAGTTCCCCGTTCTTGATACGGTAGATGTACCACAGTTCCACATCAAAGTCCGGTGCTTCCTGCCCCTCCGGAACCAAGACAGAGATGAGGGTCTCCTTATCCTTCTCGAACTCTCCCTTCAGCTTCTTCATGAGGAGCTTCTTCTGCTTGGCATCCGGCTTGATGCTCATTTCCTCAAGGAACTCCTCAAGTGTGGTCTCAAAGGTGTAGTCCCCTGTAAAAATAGCTTTCAGAGCCTTCTCAAATTTGCTGTCATACTTGTAGGTGGTCTTTGTCTCTTCCTTCACCTTCATGTTGTATACTCCCTCGCCCACCAGCTCCTTCAGCTTGTCCGGGTTCAGGATGTCAAGGCTCATGCTGTCCGTGATGGCAGCACTCCCCTCTCCACCGTAAAACTTCACATACTTGACATTGTGGTCTTCCATGAGAGCCAAGCCTCTTGCCTGAAGCTCTGCTTTGTACCCATTCAGCATAGCCCGGCTCTTCTTCTGCTCCCTGTCAAGCGTTACACATGCCCCAATGAGTTCCTCATTGGTCATGCTCTTTGGTGTCTTCTCCTGTGTCTCCATTTACTTTCCGCCTCCTAACTTCTCCAAAATCTTTCCGGCACATTCCCCACAGATACCTTTTCCGTGGAACTCATTCACCCCTTCCGTGGTTCCACAGAAGTTACAGCGGAGCGTGTATGGGGAAATGACAATCTTTCCTCCGCTCTCTTCTACCACCATAGGGTCTTTAGGCTCAATACCAAGCTCCCTCCTCATTGCCACCGGGATACTGATTGAACCGTGGCTTGTCATCTTCTTATAAGCTGTACTCATAGTCTTCTCCTTTCTAGGCATCCAATATATCCTTGATATAGTTGTACTGGTCAGTCAACTTGTACTCATTTTCTCCCTTTGCCCTGACCATTTCAGAAAACTCCCGGAGCCTGATGGCAACCTTCAAAACTTTGGCAGCTCCAACCGCCTCCAAAGATGCCCTTGAGCTCATCCCTTCCCTTTGTGTCAGCATGTAGGACATAGCCTCCATCAGATAATGCTCCCATATATAACACTCGCTATCCCTGCCGTTCCACTCTTCTCTTGCTTCCTCAATGAACTTTTTCCGGTTCAGCTTTGGCTTATCCAGTGGCAGGATGCCCTTCTCCTGCATCTGCTTTTTGAACTCTGCCCGGTCTTTCTTCTCTCTGTTGGTCAATCTCTTCTTCTTTGCCACTCGGCATCACTCCTTCCTTTTATGAACTGTCATCCGGGTCAAGTTCCCCTGCCCGGATCTGCTCCTCAATCGTTTCCATAGCAGCAAGGTGGATGTCAAGCATGTTGTTCTTTACTTCATCCATATCCAATCCTCTCTTCATTCCTTCTGTTCCAATGAAGACCTGAAGGAACCCGGACACCGCTGCCAATTCCTCTATGCTGATGTTCTGTCCTTCAAAGCTGACCACATCATCACTGACCGTTATCACAAGCCTGCAATCCTTCATCCTGCCCCTCCTTCTGCCGTTTTGCCATGCTTTTGAGGGCTTCAATGAGCTTAGAGCATTGTTGATAATCTAACCATTCCACAGCTCCGACCCCGAACATCTTCCGGCACATACCGTTGACCCTTGAGGGCTTGTCCCATCCAAGCTCCTGTGTGAGCTTGAATATCTTCTTCCTTTGGTTCTCTGTAGCCGTGTTTCCGCTAAAGCGGCTCCTGCCACGCTCCGACTTTTTTGCAGAGTCCTTCATGCTTCCAAGTACCCGTATGACCGTCTGAAGTTCCCTCTTATTCAGGGCTTTGATACTGTCCTTCCCTGTATGTGCCTGTACAACAAGATGCAGTTCCTCATCCGTCAGTTTCAACTCCGGGCTCTTTGCAATCCCCCATATTTTTTTGATATTTGGCTCCATGTGTTTCCCTCCTATCTCCGGTTCAGGAATTCCGGTATCTGAATTTCAGGCTCCTTGTCTACTTCCCTGACCCATCCTTCCTTGACCGTTGCAGCTTGCACGGAAACATCCGTGTGCTTATATTTACGGATTGCCCCGTAAACCCCTACCATCACCGCATGTGCAACTGCTTCTTCATTGGCTCCCCTGATTACAATTTCAAATTTCTTCATTACCTCTCTCCTCTCTACAGCATCATCATGTTGGATGCTTCGCTCACTATTTTCATAGTTATCCGGGTCTCGCCTTTCTGCTTCAGGAGCCGGAGTACATTGTTGAGTGTCCTGTCCAATAGACGGAAACATCCGCTCTGTGCGTTGGTTGCCCGACTAATCATCTCACCCATAGCCGCCTCGTCTACTTCATAGCCCTCAAGATAATCAGCCACCTCGTTCTTGGATAATCCCTTCAGCTTGTAATAGAAGTCCATCCGATTTGCAAAACGGGTCAGGTTCCCTTTCAGCTCTGTCTCAAGTCTTGGCTCTCCGGCTATCACAATGCCAACATCCGACTGGTCAAAAATACCACGAAGTATCTCCATCTTTTTCTGTGTATACTTGTTGATGAGTTTGTCTGCCTCGTCAATGATAAGCAGGAACCCCTCATTGGTATTAAAAAACTCCCGGATACGGTTCACCCTGCTCCATATCGTTCCGCCGTACCCTCTCGGTAGACCTATCCCGTTCTCAATGGCTTCCACCAAGTCCCTGCAAGCCATTGTGTCATCACACTCAATGTATGCCACCCTCGGCAGCTCCGCATATTTTTTCAGAGCGTGTGTCTTCCCCTGACCGGACTTTCCAACGATAATCCCAAGTCCCATATCCTGTTGACATGCCTGACACACACCAATGGTCTGTACAAAATCCCGGCTTTCAAAGAACTCAACCTTCTTTTTGAGTATACCTGCCCCTGCCTGTATGTTCTCCTGCCCTCGACCTTCAACTATGCCTCCGGACGCCTCAAGAAACTCCACTATTTTCTTCTCAAGTTCTGTGGGGTCACTTCCATACTTCCCGTTGAGGTACTGGCTAAGTGCCGACCTTGAATAATTCATCTTGAGAGCCGCCTCTGCCTTTGTCATCTTCAGCTCTGCCAGTCTCTCATTCATCTGCTTCGCCAGTGTCTTCTCTGCCTTATAAGTGTTCAATGCTTCCATGTTTCAACCTTCCTTTCAACCTTAATCTTCCATTCTTTCCATGATGTCCGCTGCTATCCCAAACGCCAACATGCCAAGGTCTATCAACGCCATACATGCCGCTACTATGATAAATGCTGCCAATCCAACCATCTGCACCATATCAGCCTCCTATAGCTCTAAGCTTCTTAAGTGCGTTCTCCGCCTGCCTGCTCATGTATTCGCTCTCCGGTTCCGCCTCTTCACGTTTTTCAGCCCTGAAGCCCTGCTGATAGGTTCTATCTGTAGGAATGGCAATGACCTTCGCTGCTTTCTCCTTCTTCTTGCCTCCTATCATCAGATCAATACCGCCTGTTGCCTCGTTAAAGCCAACATACTGCTCATTGAGCTCCTCAAACGGTCTCCGTGCTTCTTCCAGTCTCTCCCGGTCACGCTTCTGCTGTCTCTTCTGCATTTTCAAGTGTTCCTCAAGGGCTTTCTGTGTCACCTTCGGAGCTATCTGAAGTAGTTCCTGACAATAAGCTTCACAGATACGCTTGCCCTTTTGGTCAAAGACATACAGGACAGCCATGTCATCCGGGTCATACTTGATGTCAACTTTCCGCCCAATATAGTCACAAAGTTCATCAGAGCGGTATTCATAGCCCCACTTGGTAATGCCTATATTGCGGACAAGCACATTGTCTGACTTCATCATCAACATGGTTGCATAGCTCTTCGGCGGTGCTGCTTTGAAGTACCTGTCCTCGTTCATGAAGCAATCATATGGCTTCTTGTAGGTCTCCCCCATCTTCTTCAGTCCGGAGTGCTCCGTGTGCATGTAGACGGTAGTGAGCCACTCATGCCACTTCTCATAGAACTCCTCCATTGTCAGGAGTTCCCCTCTCTCAAGCATCCGCTTGATGTCCTTATCCACCTTGTCAGAAGTTTTTGACCCTGTAAGGGTTCCTGTGTAGGACTTCATCCAACGTGTGAACTTATTGCAGACCGTCCGGAAGAACCGCTCAATCTGTCCTTTACTCCAAGGCTCATAAGGAAGAGCCCTATGGTCATCCTTGATGCCTATGCTCTTATAGAAGCCCATTGTCTCATTGTCAAAGTTCATGCCGCTCCGGTCATTCCTGTCTCTTCCCGTCATGGTCTTAGCCGTGTAGTCCTTGCCGTTATCTATGTAGAGATACTCCGGAACTCCACCCGGTTCTGAATACAGCATTTTGAGGAGACTCTGCTTCAGGATGTCAGAATTGGCATCCTTACAAAGGACATCACCCATGATGACTCTGCTCCGCATGTCTACCCATGCAGCCAAGTGCGGCTTGATTGCTATGACCTTGCCATTAGGCTGCTTGTAACTCACCCAACAGTCAAAGGTATGTTCATCACCCATGACGATCTGCATCACCTGAAGTCCCTTTGTATCCCGGCTTCCCTTCACCATGACCTTATTCTTGTATTCACGGGTGCCACGGGATGCAAGGAAATAGGCGTTCTTCATGCCCTCATCCTCCATGAGATAACTAATATACCTTGTCACTGTCTGATAAGATGGTATCTTCTCCCATTTGTTGATGTTGGCTATGGCGTTCAGCTTCTCATAAAGCATCTCACGGGTGCCTTGGTTCCGGGCAAAGTCTTCATTGAACCATATATTTTTGATGACTTGCTTGACTTCCGGCTTGATGCTTGGGAAGCATCCCGTCTCTTTTGGCTTCCGGCACAGACACAGAACCTTCAGGAACTCATATCCGGCTCCGTCTTCTTTCTGAAGTTTATCAGCCCATGCTGATGCCTCAAGGTATGCTTTAGTATATCGGTAGAGTGTCCTCTGCCCTTTCCCAAGATGCTTCTGTGCAAACTCTTCAGCGTACTTTGTCCGGTCTCCTTCGTCATACTGAAGAAATTTCCTGACCACGTTTCCAAGCTCCACAGCTTTGTAGTATCTCTCCTTGTAGTTTTCAATGTACCAATCGACATCCGTATTCACATACCACGGGACTTCCGGCTTCTGCTCCGCTTCCTGCTCCCCCGGAAATTCTTCCGTGAAAGATTTCAGCTTCTCCCTTTCCTTCCATGCGTTCCTTGCCTGCTTTGACAGTGAGGAGACCGCCACAAGTACCACATCTTTTCCGCCCGTCTCTGATTTCTCTGTCTTTGTCTCAAAAGCTTGCTTCTTCCGTGAAAGCCTTTGAGCCATTGTCTTGTACTTAATCCCTTCCAGTTCCGCAGCTTCACTCAATGTGACATAACTTTCAGCCAATCAGCTCACCTCCTTCATGCCGCTGCTTCAATATCCAGTATCCTTGATATTTCCTCTATGTATTTCTTACCACTACGCTCACCGACTAAAATTTTATGGATGTACTGCTTATTGCATCCAAGCAAAGCAGCAAGCTCCACTTGCGTCATTCCTTTATCAATGAGCCTTTTTCTGACCTTTTTTCCAAAAGGTGTTAGCTTTTGCTGCTTCGTTTTCATTCGCTCACCTCACATCACAGGCTCTTTGATATAGTCTTTGTCCTTGGCTTTCTACCAATCTTTTTCAATGCCGTCCGGCTCACCACCTCCAAAGTGTCCGGGAGGTTTTTCACTACAAGCCAATTTTCCGGCACTAATCCATGAGCCCTCATGATTTTCTTCTGCCCCCGTGTAGGGGCTTTTCCATTCTTCACTCGTTTATTACCTCCTTCATTTTTTACATTACCGATACCCTGAACAGGGTGACTTTTTTGTGTGCCGGAGAACTCCGGCTATTGAGATTTGTCAAGAAATTTGATATGCTTATTGGGTTACAAGTAACCCCCTTGCAATGAATAGTATATCTCCGTATCCGGAGAAAGTCAATAGTTTTTCTTCACATAAGGAGTTTTTTTATTCTAATACGGAGAAAGTGAGGTCAATATGGATATAGATATGATGAGTATTGGTAAAAGAATTAAAGATAGACGAAAAGAGTTAAAACTCACGCAAACAGACATCAAGCGTGAGTGTGGTATATCATCAGGAGCCTTGAGTGAAATTGAAAACGGAAACAGAACACCTTCGATTATTACTTTTCAATTATTATCCCAAACTCTAAATTGTTCTATGGATTGGTTAGCTACTGGCAATTCTTCTGATGCGGAGAATATATTTATCTCCGAATGCGAAGATAATCTTTTAAAGGGTTTCCGGGAGTTGTCAGAAGGAGACCAAGATGAAATTATGGAGATATTGAACATGAAACTCCGGAAAGCACAACGGGCAAGAAGGACAAGTGCAAAATCATCCGGATTGACAGATACCGGAGAGGCTAATATGGTGGGATGATTTTTTTACTTTTTTGGGTTACTTGTCACCCCAAAAAAGTAGAATTGCATAACCGGGAATTATTTTCCTAAAAAATAGCGAAAAGCCGCATAAATAGGGCAATTCTACAACCATTCTCAAGCAGTTCCTTTTTGTAGAATTGCTCCTCCTATTTTTTGCCGCTCAAATCTTGAAGCTTTTAACGCTGAATAACACCTGTCTTTTTATGCGTTACAGCCAAGAAAGCCCCTATTTACGGCATTCTTTCAACATGTATGAACTTTGACAACCTACTAACAAATAACGCAATAACGCACCGTTATAACGCTAAACCTATTTTCAGATAGGTGGGAGTGATGTATAATATGTTTACAACCTAAAAGGGAAAGGGAAAAGCTGCGAAAACCTAATAAAATCAATGCTTCCACGCACTTTTCTCTCCCCCTTCCATTCTTTCAGGCATACAAAAAGCATCTTCACAGCCTATTTTCAAAATTGCTGTCAAAGATGCTTCATTTTTTCCCTATTGAATTCGCCAAAACCCTTGATTTCACGGGGTTTCCCGTCATTTCCCACCTCTTCACGGATGGTCTCATGTTAAAACGTCCTTTTTGTCAGTTATTCTGTTAAGTTACACATGTCTTTGACGGAAACAAAACTCCCGAGAGCCACAAGTAAAATGACCAGAACCAGAATCAGATTCAGGCAATGCGTGATGCGGTAGATGAAGCTTTATATAAGGCAGATCTTAAAGTACGGCAGGTGGAAGGCAATCAGTCTTCTACATGGATTCTGATGGACTATAATGATATCATTATCCATATTTTCTCGAAAGAGGACAGACTTTTTTATGATCTTGAGCGTATCTGGAAAGATGGGAAAGAGATCAGTGTGGATGAACTGTAAAAAATAGTGATATGTTTTGTAAATAGTTTTATGAACATAAACGGAAAAGGCAGCTGATTTTCATGTTAACAATCAGCTGCCTTTTCCTTAATTTAAAAATCGCATAATACCGAATACTTTACCAAGAATCGAACATTCATTCACAATGATCGGATCCATGGTATCATTTTCCGGCTGCAGGCGAAAGTGACCGTCTTCTTTGTAAAAAGTCTTGACCGTTGCGGAATCATCGACTAAAGCAACAACCATTTCCCCATTCTGTGCGGTACTGCAGCGCTCCACAATGATATTGTCCCCGTCAAAAATACCTGCATTGATCATGCTCTCGCCCTTTACCTTCAGCATAAAGGACTCTGCATTTGGCATATACTCTGCAGGAATCGGGAAATAGGCATCAATATTCTCAACGGCAAGCATCGGCTGACCGGCGGCTACCTGCCCGATCATAGGGACATTC